TCATAATCCTTGTGTCGGGGGTTCAAATCCCTCCTCCGCTACCACTACAACAGCCGACAATTCTGGTCCGGCTATTCCCGACAGCAGCCCCTTGATTTCATACTCGTATGTCTCGCCTGGCGCGCGCGGGTAAACAACGACGCCCGAAATCACCTCACGGAAAGCCTTTGCCATCTCCGGCGTCGGCTCCGCCTGTCGGTCCTTCAGGATCTCAGCCAAGCTTTCGATATCTTCCCTGAACTTGATTACTGCCTTCGGCTTGATCTCAATAACGTTCGTGAGCGGCTCTTCCACCGCGAGTTCCGCTTTTAGGCGGGACCTTTCCGCCTTCAGCCCAGGGAGGATCGCGAGGACATCGTCCTCATCGATGGTTCCTTTCGAAACTTGCTCGATGATCCTCGTTATCTGCGCCTGCACGTCTACCAGCGCTGTTTCCTTCGCGCCGCGGCTATTCCGTCGGTCCATGGCAATCCGCTTGCTCTCGGCCCTGTATTCCTCGACATAGGCGTCAATGATCGACGTGTCGGCGAACATCGTCCGCAGCCGGTCAATGACATCGCGCTCTATCTTTTCGACATAGTAGCGGGCGTTGTTCGAACAGCTTCGAGATTCCTTGTGGGTGCTGCAGACCACGCGCGGCCCGCTTCGATCGGCGCTGGAGATGACGAGACTGCCGTCGCACTCGCTGCATTTTAATAGTCCAGATAACAAGCGTTTGTTTTTCTGAACATGCTTGGCATGTGCGCCGCCTCGGGAATCCTTACGATCCTTGACCGCCTCGAATAGCTTCTCGTCGATGATGCGGAGGTGTGGGGCATCGGTCGTCTCAACAGCGCCATCGGCGTTCACGCGTGAGATACGGCGGCCGGTCGAGGGGTCTTTCACCATATGGACGCGGTTCCAGACAATCTTGCCGACGTACAGCGGGTTCCGAAGAATGCCGTTCCCGCGCTGCCCGTTCCCGTTGATGGTCGATGCGTTCCATTGCTTTCCGCGCGGCGCCGGAATGCCGGCTGCGTTTAAAGTGGCGGCGATCGAGCGCGGGGAACTGCCGGCAGCATACATGTCGAAGATCCGGCGGATGACTTCGGCTTCTTCCTCAACAATCTCCAGTTCACCCTTCTGTCCTATGACAGGGCGATATCCGTAAGCCTTGCCGCCCGGGTTGCGACCGTCGCGCACTACGCCGGTCATTCCGCGCTTAACCTTCCTGGCGCCTTCCTCGCGCTGCATCTGCCCTACGATGCCGTACATGCCGATCTGAACGGTATCCATGAGGCCGCCGTTGACACATTGCATCTCGATGTTGCGGAACTTCAGAACCTTGTGGACATGCGCCAGGTCGGCGATATCGCGCGACACACGATCGGTGGATTCGGTGATTAGAATTTCGAAGTCGCCGCGCTCGGCGGCAGTCATCATGTCCGCGAGTCCAGGCCGGCCGAACATCGATGCGCCCGACTTCGCCCGGTCGGAGAACTGTTTTACCACGTCGGCGCCGAGCCGCGCCGCGAAGTCACGACAAAGGCCGAATTGATCCTCGACCGACTTGTCGTTTTGTAAATCGGTCGAGTAGCGAGCGTAGATCACCGCGCGTTTCATTGTTTTGTGGCCTGCTTTTCCTCTGAGAGGTTCTCATTAGCGGGCTTTGGTGGGACAGCGTCAAGCCGCGCCCGCCTCCTGGCGAGCGCCTTGACCAGTTCGATGAGGGGGCTTTCTGCCGCCATCGGCTAGTTCCCCCCGCTATCCACAGGCTCTGGCTCTTCGCCGAGCAGCGACCGGAGGAAGACCCGCAACGCGTGTTCGCTGCCGATGGTGCAGTTGGCGATGCTGTCGAAGACGTTTTCGTCGCGCAGTGCGATCTCTGCTTTCGCTCGGACGTCGTCGAATGAACGGCAGGGCTCTTTCAGCATTGCTGTCTCAGCGTCTTCCTTCGCTTGCCAGAGCTCGTCGTGGTCGCTGCGAACATCCAGCGTGACTTCGTTGCTGAATCTCGTGTCGGCATCGCGCCAAGCCTGAATGGCCTGTGTGATCGAAGGACTTGGCTGGCCGATTGAAGTCGTGCTGCCCGCGACTATGCGAGCGACGGTCATCGCATAGTCGTTGACCGCAGACATAAATCCGAGCACCAGGCCCTTCGGTACCTGCTTCTGAATCATCTCAAGCGTGATGCAGCCAAGCAGGGTGGCGTTCCCGTTGGTGGGATGCTTGCCGATGTATCTCAGGAATTCTTCTGCGACCTGGTGCCCGGTGTCGCAGTCCTGCGTATAATTGTTTGGCTCGGAATACGGGCCGGCTGCCGTCACGTTCCAATGATCTACACCGCCGCCTTCCGCTTTGGACTTCAGCCGCATGAAAGAAAGGTCAATCGCATGGTGCGGGGACTTAAGCATGGGCGCTTTCCTCCAGTTCCCGTCGAGACACGTAGGCTCCTGGGACGTCAAAGTGGCTGATGCTCTTAGCCACGTGCGCGGCGTGGAAGTGTGCGATGTTGATGAGGCTGGTGACGCGGTCGAGCGAGGTATTTCGCGCGCCATTTGGAAGCCTGTAGTCGACTTCATCGACCAGAAGGTTGCGGATAGTATCGAGCAGCTGTTCAAGATCGGAAAGCTCGTAGACTACGTCGCCCGGTTCAAGGGTTTCATTCGGCTTCATCTGATCGTCTCCCCTTCGCCAGCGACATAAAATGCATCTCGGACGCGCTGCGACCGGAAGGCGACGTCGTTCCAGGCAAAGCTCAGTGTCTCTAGCTGGTGCTTGGTCAGCATGATCATCAGCGCCTCTTTGCCCCTAGTTTCCATGGGGACCAACTGATCGTCGAGAAGGTCGGCAAGGATGTCGGCCATATGGTTGAGGCAGCAAATCTCGTGTTCGAGGTTTCTGAAGGCGCCAATGATCTCGGCGTCAGTGGGCGGTACTTCCGGCATAGCTTCGCCAGCGGCCGTTCTCGTGTGCGGCATGATGGTATCTCCAGTGATGTTTGGGAGATCGGCGCGAATTTGCGCCGGTCGCTGGTTAGTTGCAGTTCCGGAAGTTGCGGACGGCAGTCTTGAGACGGCGGCGCGCGTTGGCCTCGTTCTTCTTGGCGTAGACGAGGTTCTGATAGGCGGCGTTCGTGTCGCTCATCATTGCCTTCCACTCGTCGCTGTCGCGCTCGACTCGGGCGAGCCCGTGCGTTGACTTCCAGTCGGCGTAGGCCTCGCGAAGCACCTGCTTTTTCGTGCTGGCGTTTGTCTCGTAGGCGTCGAGTTCGATCGCGCTATTTGCCACGGCCACCATCAGGTGGATTTTCCGGGCGGTAAGAGCGATTGAAGACCTCGCGCCTTTCGTGAGGACGGTGGCGAGATCACAGGGCCCTTTGTCATGGAAGGCTGCTGTGGCTGCTGCGGTCTTAAAATTTGAGATCGTGTGCATGAATGACTCCCATGGTGCTATGGAGCATTAATGCATTACGTAAAAATGCGCGTCAACTAAAATGTGTGCATAAATGCACTAATCTCTAAGTTTCGTTCGTTTGAAGCCATACCGGCGAGCTTCATCAGTGAAAGAATCGTCGTGCACGTGGCGGACCACGTAGCTTACTTGCCCAAGGATCTTCATTTCTGGCGTATCGCTGAATTGATGGTCCAGTTGGATCATTTCCCTAATTTTCGCGCTTGGATTGTCGAAGCGCAGGTAAGGTGTCCCATCGGGGACTTCGATCAACCTTCGAATCGTCAACTCTATCAGGGAATGTCCATCTCTCCTTCGCTCAACGACGACAAGATCGCCGTGACCTAAGGACCACCGGTCAGCCTGGCGTCTGACGCATATGACATATTCCTGCTCATGAACGTACGGTTCTCCCGTATCATCGCCGACTTTCAGAGCGAAGGTATCAACCTTCCGATGATTGGGAACGGCCAGAAAGAGCATGCCAGCGTCCTCAAGCCTTGCGAGTTCGGGCGCTTTCCAAACCCCAGCTGCCGTTTCGCCGATAACAATCGTGGATGAAGCATCATTCTTTTCGAGCTCTCGCGCGGTCGCGTTTACATTCGTTCCCCAACTTTCGTCGTAGAGGGCTGGGGAGGCATATGGGACCATCGACATATCGACAAAGTCGGTCGATTCAAAAAACGGCTGCGGGCTGATCCCTGAGGCGCTGACGATTTTCCCAAGCGTTTTCATAGAGAGTGTAAATTTGTGGCTGGGATCATTCAGTGCCCTGGTAAGCGTGGTCGACGCTATTTCAGCGCGCTTAGCTAAGCCCGAAGGGCTGAGCTTGAGCTCGTCGAGAACAAAGCGAATGTAGGCCTTGCTGGCCGTTTGAAAGAAATTGTCATCGGTCATGGATGTCTTCTAGCATGGGTGTGCAAAAAAGCACGATGCATAAAAGCTTGCTATATGTGCATTAATGCATTAATGGTTAATGCCATGACAATCACTCAAGACATTTCATCCATCGAACGACGCCTGCGGCTTGCCCGCATCCCGCTTCGACACCTATTCCGGGAAGCCGGTATCAACGGGTCCACTTGGACGCGCTGGCGATCCAACAAAACTAGCCCTCGCTTGACGACGTGGAACGATGTCCAGCGGGCGACCGAAGATCTGATCCTGGCGAAAGCGGGGCAGGTGAATGCGAAGCCGGGGTCGACAGCATGACAGCGACGACCGAGGAGCAAGCCGCCGCCTGGCATGCGTACCGATTGGCGAAGATCAAAGCCGATAGCTCCCTTTCCTTTCAGGACGGGCGCGCCGCGGCTATGGCTTGGCGCGTGTTCGTGGACCTCTTCACAAACGATCCGGCGCCTACGCCAGCCAACCTTCGTAGGAAGGTCGTCATTTTTCCCGCCAGCAAGGTCCGTAGCGCCGGAGGATCATGCCACGATGAACGAAGATCTTGACGTGCAACGGCTGCCCTACATGCCGCTGCAGATAGAGCGCCTTCGCAAGTCGAAGGCATGGCTGCGTTGCAAGCGAAATCCGGAAATCGCGTTTTACATGGTGAACCTCTGGATGCGCGCCTGGCATGAGATCCCGGCCGGCAGCATCGAGGACGACGACGACGTTTTGGCCGATGCCGCCATGTGTTCGCCGGAGAAGTGGGAAGAGCTGAAAGATGACATCCTCAAGGGCTGGGATCGCCGCGATGGGCGTGTCTGGCACAGCACTGTCATAGAGATTGCGACAGAAGCTGTCGGCAAACTTCGCATGAACAAATCGCGCACTGCGGCAGCTCGGGAGGCGCGAGAACTTCAACGTCGGTCTTCTGTGGCAGACGCTGTGACAGAGAATGTCACTGACTCTGTAACAGAGCACGAAGGGAAGGGAAGGGAAGAGAAGGGAATAGAAGATAAAACAACATCTGACGATGTTGTTGCCGCCGCCCCTTCGATTTCTCAGGATTTCGCCTTTGAAGCGCAGTCGATCAGGCTGACAGCGGCTCATCTGGAGCAGTGGCGAAAAGCATTCCCACATGTCGCGCTTGAGGCGGAGCTTTGGGCGCTGGACGAATGGGCCGGCACCAAAGGCAACCGGTGGTTCACCGCCGTCAGTGGGGCTTTGGCGAAAAAAGAACGAGCAGCCGCCGAGCGTGTCAGCACTGCCGCAGCGGTTCGCGATCGAGGAGGCGGCCCACGACGGGCCGATCCACGAATATGAAAACCGTCGATCAGATTCTTCGTGAACACGGAATCCGCCTTCGGCGCATCGCCGCCGGCAACCAGAAAACAACCTGCCCGAAATGCTCGCCGACCCGGCGCAACAAGCGCGAGCCCTGTCTATCGGTTCGGATCGATGCTGAAGGCGTCCAGTTCAACTGTCACCATTGCGGCTTCCATGGAGGCGATTTCTTTGACCAACATTCTCGGCCCGGCGGGCGCACTGGCATTCCAAAACCGGCAGGTCGACCCTCAGGTCGCCGTTCTTTCCGGAGCCTATACGGGTAAGGCTGTCACCGGCGCCGACGGTAGCATTACCGTCGAACCGGATGCTGCCGGCAACATCGTCGTCTTTCCGTTCATCGACGGCGGCTGGTCGGTCGGTGAGAAATACCGGGCGCCAGGCAAGAAGTTCTGGCAGCGGAAGGGCGGACGGAAAACGTTCTGGAATGCCGACTGCATGGATGACCCCGCTCTGGAGGATGGCCACAAGGCGCTGCTCATCACCGAGGGCGAAATCGATGCTTTGACGGCGATCGACTGCGGCTTTCACACAACCGTCAGCGTCCCGGACGGGGCACCACCAGTCAGGGACGGCGAAGATCCGGACCAGCTCGAAGACGCCATTCCCGACGATGACAGCCGCGGGAAATTCGAGTTCGTCTACAACAACCGCCATCGGATCAAGCGGATCAAGCGGTTCATTCTGGCGGTCGACAACGATCCTCCCGGCCGCAGGCTGGCCGCGGAGTTGGTTAGGAGGCTAGGCGCTGCTCGATGCTCGTTTGTGACGTATCCGGAGGGCTGCAAGGATCTGAACGACGTCCGGATGCAGCACGGCCCAGATACGGTTGTTCGCGTCATTACCGAGGCTAAACCGTATCCGGTCAGGGGCATCTACCTGCTCTCCGATTATCCGGAGCTCGACGAACCGAAAACCTATTCGACGGGCTGGCCGGATCTCGATCCCTACCTTCAGCTCTGGCTCGGCGAGTTGCTGGTAGTCACCGGCATTCCGGGCCACGGCAAGTCGACTTGGACAATGAACCTTTGCGTCAACCTCGCTCGCGCCCACGGTTGGCGGGTAGGCGTGGCATCTTTCGAAATCCCAACGGTGCCGGCCCTTCGCTTCAAACTCCGTCTGGCGACGACCGGAACGGAAACGAAGCAATGGACGCGCGACCTTGTCGCCGAGGCGGACGTATTTATCCAGAAGCATTTCGTCTTTATCGATGCAGATCCGACCGGCGAGACTGACGATGACATGACGCTGGAATGGCTGCTCGACCGCGCCGCGGACGCGGTCATGCGATATTCGATCAAGGTCCTGGTCATCGATCCGTGGAACGAGGTCGAGCACTACCGGCCGCGGAACGAGAGCGAAACGCAATACATCAACCGGGCGCTCCGGCAGATCAGGAAGTTCGCACTTCGTTACGGAGTGCTGGCGATCGTCGTAGCGCATCCTACCAAGGATCTCGGCAAGGGTGGGGAATCCCGCACCCCGACCATGTACGACATCGAGGGATCGGCGGCCTGGTACAACAAGCCTGATCATGGCGTCGTGATCGACGTTCCCGATCCGGCGATGAACGAAACCGTCGTCTGGATCAAGAAGGCACGTTTCTCGTGGTCGGGCCGCAAAGGCGATGTGACGCTGCAGTATCTTCCAGAGATTGAAGGATACCGATCTCTGAACGGGTTCGCTCCGCTGTGGAAGTCAGCGCGAGGGGAGCAAGAATATGCGCCTCCGCAGCAAAAAAGATCCGACGCCTACCAGGGAAAGGACCGGCACTGAAAAAGGCTGGGAAGCATGCAAGCAAAGTCCATAGGAGCGCTAAGAGATGACCATCAAGGAAAGACAGGAACGAGAAGCACACGATCGCGAAAACCCATGGCGGCCGATGTCGACGGCAAAGGCCGATGGTCTCATATGCGACTTGCTGTTCGACGACATGGCCGGACACTTCCCAACCGATGGTCTTCAGTATTTTCTCGATGCTGACGGAACTTGGTATCAAATCGATCCACCCGCCGAAGTCTCATTTCAAAGGAAGCCGATCAACTGGCGGCCCGCCTACGTGCGGATGACTCCTGAACGTCGAGCGCTGATCAAGAGAAGAGCGGAGGGTTGAGCATGCCGGCAAATCAGAAAAGGCCGAATGGCGGCATGGTGTGGCAGCCCAAGATCAAGGTCAAAACCGTCACGGTCGACAACCCGTTCTATTCCAAGGCTCATCAAGGCGCCGGCGCGAACCCGGTCAAGATCAAGGCTCAGATGAACATCCGGGAAAGCGCCATTGTCACGCTTGCCGCAAGGAAGCAGATCAATGAGGCTCAGCTTGCGGCGGCAACACGTTTCAGGGCGCTCTACGAGGCCATGGGTGGGGCAGGAACGGGATCGTTCGACTACAGCCGCGAGCCAGTCGACGGCGGCGGATCGCGCGAGCCGCTGACGGAACGGCAGATCCGTGCCGGCCAGGAGTTGAAGCGCTGCCGCGAAATCCTCGGCGTCAAAGCCTACGACATCATGAGCAAGGTTGCCGGCCAAGGCTATGCGATCGGCGAGCTTGCCAAGTCGCATCGGGAGCGCACTACGCTTGCAGATTATCTAAAGGATGGCCTCGACGAAATGGCCCGCAACTGGGGCTATGAAAATCGGGGAAAGCAGCGCAATAGCGCCTAGACCGCTTGCGCGGTTACAACAAGCGGACTATAGATTATCTATAGTGGTGATTTGCGGCGATTGGCATGCAACAGCCTAATACCAGCCATCCAGGCGAGCATTAGGCGAAAGTCTCCTGAAATATCCCCGATCTTCTGGCCGGTGCCATCTTTAGGGGATAAAGGTGACCGTGGTGCAGAACGGCTTGATCCCAGGCCTATAATCACAGGCATACACTGCCTTCGTAGACACGTTGTAAAGATACGCAATCGGCCCAGTGGTCATTTGCCATTCGTTAGCGTTTTTGGTGGTTTCGCTTTGGCCTACGCCTCCGGACGCGAGAAGGCCGCCGACGATAGCCGCTATCGAAATCACTACAACCTGCCAGTTTTTCATTTCGGTCCCCTTTGATAGCAAATTGATCAAGGCCACGCGGATCAATGACAGTGATAGTCGCCGGTCTTATGGTTGGTATGGCAGCCGCTTTTATCGAGGCCGCCGCCATGAGCAAAAGCACTGGCTGCAGACAAAGCAAATACGGTCGCTGCGAGAGCGATTCTGACGAACTTCATAGGTTGATTCCCCCCCAAAGAATTTACAGCTTCTAGTAAATCACCCGCCCGACTAGAAGTCGATTGTAATTCAACTTACAGGACTCGTTTTCAACACGATAGTTAACAGCCGCAGCGTGTAACGATGCTGGGGCGTATGCTTCCGACACTGAATCGAGAACTGCAATGAACCCTTCGATTGCTCCAGCCTCGCGGGGCGGCGCCAAGAACATCCCGTTGAACGAGATCGGGATACTGCTGAACGCCAACGAGGTATCTCAGCCCACATTCATCACCACTCGTCCAGCCGATCAGAAGGCAGGGGATTATGACAGGCAGACCTACCAAATACACACAAGGCCTTGCTGACATCATCTGTGAGCGTATCGCAGACGGCGAAAGCCTTCGATCGATCTGCCGTGAACAGGAGATGCCCGATAAGGCTACCGTCTTCCGCTGGCTGGCAAGCAATGACGATTTCGCGACCAAGTATACACGCGCGCGAGAAGCGCAGGCTGACGGCTTCGTCGACGAGATGGTCGAGATTGCCGACGACGGCAGCAACGACTGGATGGAGAAGAACTTCGGTGAAGAGACTCGATGGGTCGAGAATGGCGAAGTCCTTCGACGCTCGCAGCTCCGCATCTCTACGCGGCAGTGGATTGCCGAGAAACTGAAACCGAAAAAGTATGGCGCCAAGGTCGAGCTGGAACACGGCGTGACCGGCGAGGTGTCGCAGCTCCTGGAAGCTATCAATGGCAAGACCCGCGGACTTCCAAGCGGCAGTTGATCAGTTTTCGGACTGGCGCTGGCGTCTGAACAACCTCTACTGGATCACTGACAAAGAGGGCAAACGGGTCAGGTTCGAAATGAACTGGGCTCAGATGACGTTTTTCGAGCAGATGCATTATCTGAACGTCCTGCTGAAGGCGCGGCAGTTGGGCCTGACCACGTTCATCCAGATCTTCATGTTGGACGCGTGCGTATTCAATCGAGACATTCGCGCCGGCACTATTGCTCATACCCTGGGCGACGCGCAGACCATCTTTCGGGACAAGGTGAAATACCCTTACGACAATCTCCCAGAAGGTATCCGCGACGCGGTGCCGATCGTGAGGGATAACCAGACCGAACTGTTGCTGGGGAATAACTCCAGCATCCGTGTCGGCACTTCGCTCCGGTCGGGCACGCTGCAATACCTGCACATCTCAGAGTACGGGAAGCTTTGCGCGAAATATCCAGAGAAGGCGAGGGAAGTCCGCACCGGCGCGCTGAACACGGTACAGGCCGGCCAGCTCGTTTTCGTCGAGAGCACTGCCGAAGGGCAGGAGGGGCACTTCTACTCCCTCTGCGAAGACGCTCAGGTGAAACAGAGGCAGTCGTCGAAGCTGACGGAGCTCGACTTCAAATTCCATTTCTTCCCGTGGTGGAAGGAACCGCAGTATTCGATCGCGCCCGAGGGCGTCATCATCACCGAGGCCTTTGCCAAATACTTTCGCACTTTGGCCGACCAGGGCATCGAACTGACAGACGGGCAGAAGGCCTGGTACGTCAAAAAGGCTGAAACGCAGCTCGGTGACATGAAGCGCGAGTATCCGTCATCGCCGGCGGAAGCGTTCGAAGCCAGCGTCGAGGGCGCATATTATTCCGATCAGATGGCGGTGGCCGATGCCGAGGAGCGCATTGGCATCTTTCCGCATGTGGCTGGCTATCCGGTCCATACGATATCCGACATTGGGATGGATGACACGAACAGCGTCTGGCTGTTTCAGGTTCTCCCAAGCCGAGTGCGGATGATCGGCTACTTCGAGCACACTGGCACTGGAATGGATGGTATGCTCGACGAGCTGGAGCGCCGCGCTGAGGAGCACGGTTACGTCTATGGCGTCCACAACATGCCGCACGATATCCGCGTCAGAGAGTGGACGCGGGGGGGCATGACGCGCATCGAGATCATGCTGCAGGAGGTCAAGGCTCGAAACCTCGGTACCGTCCGGAAGGTCGAGCGCGCCTATGTTCACGACCGTATCAGCGGTACCCGGCGCATTTTGGCGAAGGTCGAGTTTGACCAGGCCGGATGTGCTCAGGGCGTGAAGTGCTTGCGTAACTACCGGAAAGAGTGGGACGAGGATCTTGGCGTGTTCCGAGATGAGCCGCTGCACAACTGGGCTTCGCACGGCGCCGACGCTTTCGGCGGCCTCGCTATCATCTTCACCGGCCTGGCGGCCGAACCATTGAAGCCGGAGCCGAAGCCTTTGCCCACGTTCCAGACCATGACCTTCAACGACTTCGTCAACTCCACACCGACCTATAGCGAGCACGTTTGATGGAAGACGAAGCCACGACATTGCCGGCCGAAGAGCAATACGACCTGACGAAAGTCGGCGCCCGTTGGCAGCAGGAGATCGAGCGAGCCCAGCGCTATTTCAAGTCATGGGTGGATCGCTGCACAAAGATCGAAAAGATCTACCTGCAGCAGAACGATCAGCAGAGCTCCAAGCGTCGGTTCGCGATGCTTTGGGCGAACATCTCGGTATTGCAGCCGGCGATCTATGCACGGGTTCCGCAGCCGGTCGTCGAGCGCCGCTTCAAGGATGCGCAGCCGGTGGCGCGGATGGCCTCCGAGCTCGTCGAGCGCAATTTGTCCTATACCAGCGAAGACGCCGACCTCGATTCGGTCATGCGATCGGTTCGCGATGACTTCCTGCTCTGCGCCCGCGGCAGTGTCTGGCTGCGCTATGAGGCAGATTTCGCACCGCTCGACATGGGTGTTGAGCCGTCGGACGGGCCCGCGATGCCAGCCAGTGGCGGTTCCCCGCTTGAGGAGATTACCGACGAACGGATCTGCATCGATTACGTGCACTGGTCCGACTTCCTGCATTCGCCTGCACGGCGCTGGAAAGACGTGACCTGGGTGGCGCGCCGCGTTCCGATGACAGATGGCGAGTTCGATAAGCGTTTCCCCGAAGGCAGGGCATATATAGCCGCGAACGGCGCCGGCTCAAACCAGGGCACCAACCAGACCGAGAGAGCCCAGAACGAGGGCAAGATTTACGTCTGGGAGATCTGGTGCAAGACCGAGGACTACACGGTCTGGATCGCCGACGGCTGCCCCGTTGCGCTTGAGGTCTCAGAGCCGCCGCTGAAGTTAAAGGGCTTCTGGCCATGCCCGCGCCCCGCGTTCGGAACCATGTCGACGAGCTCGCTCATTCCGGTCCCGGACTATGTCTACTATCAGGGCCAGTGCGACGAAATCGATCTGCTGACGAAGCGGATCAACAAGCTTACCGATCAGCTCCGGCTGAAAATCTTCTACCCATCCGGTGATGGCGCGGTATCACCCGCAATCGAAAAGGCGATGCGGCCGGAGAACGACACGGTGATGGTGCCCATTCCCGAGTGGGCGGCATTCTCGGACAAGGGCGGATCGAAGGCCGTCGTGACATTGCCAATCGACGATGTTCAAAAGGTGATCGTGGCCTGTATCGAGGCCCGCAAGCAGCTTATCGAAGACGTTTATCAGATCACCGGTATCAGCGACATTGTGCGGGGCGATACGCAAGCATCCGAGACGGCGACGGCTCAGCGTATCAAAAGCCAGTGGGGTTCCATCCGCATCCGAGACCGCCAGGCTGAGCTGGCACGGTTCGCGCGGGATATCGTCAACCTGGCCGGCGAGATCATTTGCGATCAGTTCCAGCCGGAGACACTGATGCTGGTGAGCGGCATCCAGCTTCCGACCGCGCAGCAGAAGCAGCAGGTTGAGATGCAGATGCAACAGCAGCAGATGGCGCAGCAGCAGGCAGCAATGCGCGCCCAGCAGGTGGGCCAGCCGGCGCCTCCGCAGCAACCGCCTCAGTTGCCGCCTGAAATGCAAAAGATGATGGAGCAGCCGACGATCGACGAAGTCGTGCAACTGCTCCGCAATGACAGTGTGCGCGGTTTCAGGATCGACATTGAGACGGATTCGACGATCGAGCCCGACGAGGATGCGGAGAAGCAGCGCCGCATGGAGTTCGTCCAGATGGTCGGCGGCTTTATGCAGCAGGCCGGGGCCATCGCTCAGCAGACGCCCATGCTCGTCCCGGTGATGGTCGAGACGCTTCTATTCGCCGCCCGTGGCTTCAGGGCAGGGCGACAGCTTGAAAACACGCTGGAGCAGGTAGGAGCGCAGCTGTCGCAGGCAGCAACCGCGCCGCCGCAGCCGCCAGAACCAACGCCGCAGGACATGATCAACCTCAAGACGACGCAGATTAAGGCCAACGCAGAGCAGATGAAGGCGCAAACCGGTCTTGCTCAGGCCCAGATCGAACACCGCACCACCATTGAGCAGGCGCGCAGCGATATGGCGGCGCAAGCCATGGAGCAGGCCAGGAACGCTCAGCAGCCGGGAGCAGTGCAATGAGAGAACGCTATTGCCGCGTCTGCGGCGGCTGGCACGCGCTCGACAAATGGCCGCACAACTGCATGCCGGCTGAAAATCTGGCGCAGTCCGATCTGCCGGCGCCGCATTTCGTCAGCGACAACATCGATATCCAGTCGATGCATGACGGAAGGCACTACACCTCGAAAGCCAAGCTGCGCTCCGCCTACCGGGCGGCCGGCGTGGTCGAGATCGGCAATGAAAAGCCGCAGCCGATCGAGAGGCCGAAGACGGATCGCAACGAGATCCGCAAGGAACTGCGGCGGGTCTACGCCGAATACAACGCCTGAACGGGCATCAATCCCCGAAATAGGAAACACGTGACATGGAAGACCTGATTAGCGAGGCCGGCAACGGCAGCGAAGACCTCAGCACGTCCGCAGTCGTCGACAAGCCGCTGAGCATCCGTGATAGCCTCAAGGCAGCGATCGACGGTACCGAAAGTGGTGCTCCGGCGGCTGGAACGGTGGAACGGCAACGCGACGAGAAGAACGGCCGCTTCGTCGCCAAGGGGAACGAGCAAGCCGCAACAGCCCCGCAGGCAGCCGCAGCAGCACCGAAGCCTGCAGACACGCCAGCCGCCGCCAATACCGCTCCGGCAGCGCAGCCCACAGAGCAGCAGCCGGCCGCCGCGACGCACCGCGTCCCGCCTGGCTGGGCGCCAGAGGCGAAGGCCCTGTTTGGAAATCTACCAGCCGAAGTTCAGGCGGCTATTTCGAAGAGAGAGCAGGAAGTCGACAACGGCTTTCGGGTCCTGCAAGACTATAAAGGGCTGGAAGAATTTACGCCCATCGTCAAGCAGGCCGGCATCACACACGCCGACGTCATGCGAAAGGCGATCGATTGGGAAAACGCGTTGATCCGCGATCCCATCAACACAGTCATTCACGTCGCCAAGGTGGCAGGTGTCAATCTTCGCGCCCTTGTCGCCGGTCAGCAGGACCAGATCCTGCAGCGCCAGCCGCAGCAGGTTCAACAGCAACCACAGCCTCAGCCCGTCAACGTTGAGGCAACAGTTGAACAGATTCTCCGGAAGCGAGACACTGAAACTCAGGTCAATGCCTTCGTTTCCGATCCAGCAAACAAGCACGCCGAAGCCGTCTTGGACGATATGGTTGCCCTCATCAGCACAGGGCGAGCATCGAGCCTCCAGGATGCCTACGACGCCGCATGTTGGATGCGCCCCGATATTCGCCAGCAGCTGATCAGCCAGGCCGCACCGGCGAACCAAGTTCAAGACCAGACGTCCCAGAGGGCCGCAGCGGCAGATCAGGCCCGCCGCGCCTCACGATCGATTTCCGGCTCTTCCGCACCGGGGCCAACCCAAGGTGCCGGCGCCGGCCAACCAACCTCAATCCGCGACTCCCTCCGTAGCGCATTGCACGCTGCCAGCGGTCGCGTTTGACCCAAAGGACCATGATCAATGCCCATTTCGCCCAACCTCTCTGAAATCGTGACCACGACGCTGCGCAACCGCAGCGGCACGGTCGCCGACGACGTGACGAAGAACAACGGTCTTCTCAATCGTCTGAATAGTCGCGGCCGCAAGAAGCCTGTTTCGGGCGGCCGTACCATCGTTCAGGAACTGCAATACGCCGAAAACAGCACCTTCAAACGCTATTCCGGCTACGACATCCTCAACGTCCAGCCCTCTGACGTCATCACCGCCGCCGAATACGACCTCAAGCAGGCCGCGGTTGCCGTCTCCATGTCCGGCCTCGAACAGCTGCAGAACGCCGGCGAGGATGCGATTCTCGATCTGCTTGAGCAGCGCATCGAAAACGCCGAAACCACGCTGAAGAACAACATCGCCCTCGACTGCTATTCCGATGGCACGGCCGATGGCGGACGGCAGATCGGCGGCCTGCAGCTGCTGATCTCGACCTCTCCGACCTCGGGCACCGTCGGCGGCATTTCGCGTGCCACCTGGGGCTTCTGGCGCAACCAGAAATTCTCGGCCTCGGCCGACGGCGGTGCGGCGGCTTCGACGACGAACATCCAGAGCTACATGAACCGGCTCTATATGTCCTGCGTTCGCGGCTCCGACGCGCCCGATCTCGTCGTCGCCGACAACAACTTCTTCCGCCTCTACTGGGAATCGCTGCAGGCGATCCAGCGCATCACCTCGGCGGACAAGGGCATGGCCGGCTTCCAGTCGCTCCAGTACATGGGCGCCGACGTGATCTTCGACGGCGGCTTCGGCGGCGGCGCGCCTCTCAACCAGATGTTCTTTCTGAACACCAAGTATCTGTTCTACCGCCCGCACCGCGACCGCGACATGGCTCCGATCGGCGATGAGCGCATGAACACCAACCAGGACGCCTTCGTGCAGCTCATGGGCTTCGCCGGCAACCTCACCATGAACAACGCCTTCCTGCAGGGCGTGTTGTTCGCCTGATCGAACGAAAGGATCAACTCCAATGACCATCGCAACTTCCCAGACCGATCGTCTTGGCGCGAACCCGTTCGTCGTCGAAGGCCCGATCGTTGCCGGCTCCGGTGTTCCCGGCCCGAACTTCTCCCTCGGCTCCATCTCTTGGGGCTCGAAGGAAGCGGAATGGGTCTATTGCAAGCTCGTGCTGGCAGCGACCACCACGCTCCAGCCCGGGCAGTGGTTCCAGTGGGACCGGGACTATACCGCATCGCTGCTCACCACGGCTGCGGCCGTCGTCGGCAATCGCTGCGGTGTCTTCGCCGGGGCAAGCCAGGCCCCGACGCAGTCTGGTGGACCGGCACAGGCCATCAGCCTTGCGGCCGGCACCTATTACATCTGGCTGCAGCGCAATGGCGAAGCTCCGGCACTCGTCACCACTGCGACCGCTGCCCTCGTCGTGGCGGAAACCACGGCCACGGCAGGTCTTGCAACGGCCCCGGCATCGCCGACGGCATCGAGCAAGGCGATCCAGGGCGTCAACTTCACTGCGGCCAACCAGACGTTCACAGCGACAACCGTCAACGGCTCGGCTGTGCTGTCTGCTCTCGGAAGCGTCACCCCGGAAGGTGGGCCATTCATCGGCGCCGCCATCTCTGGCACCGGCATCCCGGGTTCCACGACCATCAGCGGGATCACCTATACGCCGTCCGGCGTGGTCCAGAGCATCACCATGTCCGCCAATGCCACGGCAAACGGCACCGGCATCACGGTGACGGCAACGGGCGTGCTCGAAGCTACGCTGATGCGTCCGTACCTGTCGAAAGTGAACTAAACCACCGATCAGCGGCGGGCGCTTCGGCGCCCGTTTCCTTTTTCCCCGCCATCAACAGCGAGACAATCACCATGGCCGACAACAACACTGGTATTTACGCCTCCTTCAGCCTCGAACCGGTCGAGCAGACCTTTCTGACGGAGAAGGAAGGGCGTCCGATCTTCGCCGACAAGGAATTCGTCCGCATCTTCATCGCCGGCGACAAACACACCGAAGTCTATCGCGAGGTGACTGAGAACGACAAACTCCGCTTTTCTGAGGCCTACAAGCGCTTCAAGGAAGGTGCGGCCGCCCGCGAGCAGCTGACGGGCACGCCGCTTTCGCAATGGCCCTATCTCAAGCCCAGCCAGATCAAAGAGCTGGAGGCGATCAACATTTACACCGTCGAGCAGCTCGCAGCGCTCTCCGATACGGCAAAGCAGAAGCTCGGCATGGGTGCGAACGAGCTCACCGCCGCGGCCCGCGGTTATCTGGCGACCGCTGAGAACTCCAGCGCCGCATCCGCATTCGCCGCCGAGAACGAGCGCCTGAAGGGTGAGGTCACCCGCCTGCAGGAGCAGATGAAGGAGATGGCGACCCGCTTCGAAGCGCTTGAAACCGAACGCCAGGGCGGCGGCAAGGGCCGCGGCCGCGAAGCCGCCTAATCGGAGATCCGCGCATGTCGCTGCTGACCATTATCCAGAACGTATGCGCGGAGATCGATCTTGACCAACCGACGGCAGTCATGTCTTCGGCTGACCCTCAAATCGGGCAGCTTCGCGTCCTGTCATATCGCGCCGGCAAGGATCTGCTGAAAGACCATGACTGGTCTACGCTTGTGGTGCGCCGGGATTTCACGGCAACCGGAACAATACCGGAGACGGCCGAACCGCCGTCCGATTGGGCGCGCTATGTCGCTAATTCGAAGATCTGGAACGTCTCCCGGCTATGGCAGATGAACGGCCCGGTAGAGCCGCAGACGTGGGAACGGCTGACGATCCTCAACTCCAACCCGGTTCCGCAGATATGGCGCATGCTTGGCGGCAAGCTGGCATTCTATCCAAACGATATCAGCGAAACGATCCGCTACGAATACGTCTCGAAATATTGGATCGCTGTGAGCGGCGGTACGACCTATGCCGAGACGTGGGCCAACGACACGGACACCGCCCGTTTCCCGGAAGACCTTCTCGAGCTTTCGCTGATCTGGCGCTGGAAACGCGCCAAGGGTCTCGACTACGCCGAGGAGCTCGAAAACTTCGAGAGGGCCAAGGAGTCGGCGATCGGTGCCGACCGTGCCGCAGCGCCGATGGATATCTCTCTTCCGAACCGCGGACAGGTTCCAGATAACTACTGGCCCGGAACGATTGTGGTGCCAGGCCCATGACGAGACAGCCCGCCCGCGTTACGCCGCGCACCGCTCGCGTCTCACCCAGCAAGGATTGGATCGCGCCTATTGGTGGCTGGCGGACCGATGTCGAGATGGCGGACATGCCGAAGGACGCGGCGTTCCTACTCGACAACTTCTTCCCGGAAGCAAACCGCATTCGTGCGCGCTATGGATCGAACGCTTTCGCAACCGGGCTCGGGGCAGAGGTCGAGACGGTTATCCCGTATGTCGGGGTCAGCAACCGGCTCTTTGCCGCTGCCGGCAGCAAGATATTCGACGTGACGGCTGGCGGTGCGGTCGGTGCCGCCGTCGTGTCCGGTCTTTCCAGCGCTCACTGGTGTGTTCAGCAATACACCAACCCAGCGGGGCAGGAGTATCTGCGACTGGTCAACGGGCTCGATCTGCCACTGCTCTACAACGGCACGACATGGACCAACAACATGCTGGTTGGAACCGCAACGCTCGCCACGCAGAACGTTGCTGTGAAGGCGGTCCAGTATACCTTGAGCCTCTTCGGAACGGGCTCCGTCACGCTATCCGGCGCTTTCGCAGGCGTTTTGAACGGCACAGGCGTTGGCAACCGCGTCACGCTGACATTCACGCCGGCTGCGGGAACGCTCACTCTCACGGTGGCGGGTTCCGTGACGAACGCGCAGTTGGAAACCGGCGCCACCGCAACGCCTTATGTCTCATCGACGATGATCACCGGCATTTCGGACTCGTCGCTCTTGATCGCCCTCACGGCCTACCGGTCTCGCCTCTGGTTCATCGAAAAGAACTCGACGAACGTCTGGTATTTGGCGACGGACGCTGTCAGTGGGGTGGCCACAGTGCTCCCGGTCGGCGGAAACATGAAATACGGCGGCACGCTGGTTGCCATTGGGGTCTGGACGATCCCGGTTTCCACCGGCCTGCAGCAGTGCCTTGTCCTCATGTCGTCTGAGGGCGAGATCATCGTCTATCAGGGCTCCGACCCGTCCAGTTCGTCGAATTGGGGATTGCTCGGCACGTTCAAGCTCGGGCGCCCGCTCGGAACCGATCGCTGCTTCCTGTCCGTCGGTGCTGATCTCGCCATCATGACCACTGACGGCATCGTGCCTATCACCAAGGCAGTACAGCTCGACCGCGGCGCAACGAGCCTCGGCGCCATCACCGCCAAGATCGGCCCGACCTGGCGCGAGACCGTGGCGACCGCCGGCACCACATCGGACGAATGGCAGCTTACAAGCTTCCCATCTCGTCAGATGGCAATTGTCAATCTGCCGTCGTCGCTCGGGCCGTATCAGTTCGTCATGAATACCGAGACAGGGGCATGGTGCCGTTTCGTTGGGCTTGCTGCCTCCTGTTGGGGAAACTGGCGGGACCGGCTGTTCTTCGGTGCTGCTGATGGCACGGTTTACGAAGCGGAAGTCGGGGCCAACGATAACGGCGCTGCGATCGATGCTCTCATGGTCGGGGCTTGGAACCGGTACGGCGAAGATATGGCAACCAAGTTTTCGAAGCTGATCGGCGTCACGGGACAGATCGGCGTCTCGACCATGATGTATGCCGGGATTTCGGTGGACTACCAGACGAAGATCCCGACGGCGCTCCTATCATCGGTCGAGAACAACGCCGCGGCAAAATGGGGCACCGCGATTTGGGGCGTCTCGAAATTCCCTGGCACGTCGTTCGTGCGGAAGTTCGCATCGGCCGGCGGCGCCGGTTCAGCTCTGGCGCCAACCATCCGCGCTTTGATATCCGGCGCATCCGGGTCTGTGTCTGAAGCGGCGGTTATCGGCGGATCTGTCCTCTACGAAAAAGGCGCTCCGATTTGATCGTCACCGAGCCCCGCGAGGATATCGCGGCATGGGTCGGCGGCAAGATCGGGGTGACATTCCATCCGCCATTTACGGCTATCGCTCAGGTACAGGGCGGCAGGATCATCGCGGGCTATGTGTTCAACGTCTGGACCGAGCACGACGTCGAGGTTTCGCTCGCTGCTGATCGGCTTTCCGTCACGCTGATGCGGGCAGCCTTCCAATATGTCGTCGAGCAACTTGGGTGCCGACGAGCGACGTTCAGGACTCGTGCGGACAACGTGCAGGCCCAGAGGGCGCTCGACAGGCTCGGTGCGCGCCTGGAAGGGCGCCAGACGGCTTACTTCGGCGATTGCGATGCGCTGCTCTACGGTATTTTGAAAGAGGACTTTCCCTATGGTCTCCACGCCCAAGGCCCCAAAGGCCCCCGATCCGACGCAGACGGCAGCGGCACAGACCGCGACCAATGTTGATACGGCAATCGCCAATGCGGGTCTGAGCCACACCAACCAGTACACGCCAGATGGCTCGCTGGAATACAAGGTCACCGGCTATCAGACGATGAAGGACCAGAACGGCAAGACCTACCAGCTGCCGACCTATTCGGCGTATCAGTCGTATTCCCCGCAGAACCAGGCGATCTATGACCAGTCACAGCAAACCCAGCTCGGGCTGGCGAAACTGGCGAATGAGCAGACAGGCAAGATTTCCGGCATCCTCGGGACGAACGTCGATCTCAGTTCGGGGAACGTCGACAAATACGTCAACGACCACTGGCAGGGCGGTTTCAACAACCAGTGGGACAGGGACCAAGCAAGCCTTGATCAGAGCCTTGCCGACAAGGGCATCTCGATGGGTTCGGCCGCCTATAACAATGCCATGCGCGACTTCAGCACGCGCAAACAGGCGGCGTCGGATCAGTACCTTGGCGACATGTATTCCAATGCGCAGAATTCGATCCTCACTGAGCGCAACCAGCCGCTGAACGAGATTTCGGCGCTGATGTCGGGATCTCAGGTCAACCAGCCCAACTATGTGAATTCGCCCACGACACAACTTCCGACCGTGGATCAGGCTGGCCTGATCAACGAGAACTATAATCAGCAGATGGGCGCTTACAACCAGCAGGTAGCCAGATCCAATGCGGCGATGGGCGGCCTGTTCGGGCTCGGCTCGTCGCTGCTTGGCGGTTGGGCAATGGGGTCCGACCGTCGGCTGAAGGAAAACATCAAACGTGTCGGCACGCTGGATAATGGGCTGCCGGTCTATTCCTTCCGATACAAGAAGGGCGGCCCGACCCAACTTGGCCTCATGTCCGACGAGGTGCGCGAGGTTCATCCGGAATCGGTGTTCGAGGCCGCCGATGGGTTCGATCGCGTCGATTATGAAAAGGCGGTGGTGTGATGGGTTTCCTGTTCGGCGGAGAAACGGGTCAATCGCAGGCAGATATCACCGACGCCCGCAAGCGGCTCGCTGCCGCCATGCTTCAACAGGGCACTGACACCAGTCCTATCCAGTCGCCATGGGAAGGTGCCGCCCGCATGGCTCAGGCGCTCATGGGTGGCCTCGCCATTCGCAAGCAGGGCGAGGAGCAGCGCGCCGCCGATGCACAGGTGATCTCTGCCATCACCGGCCAGCCGTACACGCCTCCTGAAAAGCCGGATGGGTTCCTGTCGTCAATATTCGGTGGCGGCAACAACGCTGCCACTCCCGGCGCCACAGGGTCGGCCATGCCGAAGGTTGATTCATCAGGGAATGTCGCTGCGACACCGACGGGCGGCGGGCTGCCGAGTTCGTTCCTGGCTGCAGTCGACAAGACGGAGGGAGCAGGAGATTACGATACCCTGTTCGGCCACGCTCAAAAGAATGGACCCTTTGCAGGGACGGCTATCTCGCAGATGCCGATCAGGGATGTGTTGGCCTTCACCGACCCGAGCGGACCGTATGCCCAGTATGTCAAGGACAAGGTTGGTCGTGTCGCAACACCGGTCGGAAAATATCAGACAGTCGGCACGACGTTACGTGGTGCAGTGGGTGCCCTGGGCCTTGACCCCAATGCGCCGTATGACCAGGCCGCGCAAGATCGGGTTGCATCCTATCTTGCTCGCCAGCGCATCGCATCGGCCGACACCCTTCCGGGGAAAATCGAGGCGCTGCGGGCGGAATGGGAGGGCTTCAAGAACGTTCCCGATTCCGAAATGGCGCAAATCGTGGCCGACCTTCAATCCGGCGCTATGGCACCCACTGGCGGTCAAGCCGCAGCTCTTGCGCCTCCGATCCAGCCGCCGCCGGTGAATGCTCAGCCGCCGACGCCCGGTTATGTCGACCCGATGGTAACGACGGCCGGTCGCCCCGATGCGCCTCCCATGCCTCCCGCATCCGCCCCCAGCGAAGTCGCAAGCCTCGATCCGTCGATCGGCATTCCCATGCCGGGCGCTGCGGGCCAAATGCGCGCCTCCGACCCGGCGAGGCCCATTCCGCCACAGGCAGGACCGCAGACTGCGTTATCGCCTTTGCCCACGTCGACGGTCGGACCATCGCCAAACGTCGCCAGCGTGCCGCCTGTGAGCGATCCTCAGTCGCAGATCCCGCCCGAATTTATGCGCAGCCCACAGATCGCCAATGCCGACCCGACGAAGGGCATTATGCCAGCGCTCCTTGGCGGCACTCCTGCATCTCCGGAGCAGGTTGCTCAGGCACAGCAAACAGGACAGGCACGTCTCGCTCAGGCGCTGGACAATGCCCCGCAGCAGGCACAGAACCCGATGGCGAACCCACGCGTTCAAGCGCTGGTGCAGGCCATCACGAACCCGAATGCTTCGCCTCAGGTCAAAGCAATGGCGGCGCAGCAGTTGCAGATCCTGACGAAGCCGCCTGAGTATGGGTTTGAGACGCTGCCCGATGGGACCGTGCTCCGCAGCGACCCGCGCACCGGCACGCTCACGCCAGTTTATCGTTCGGAAATGTCGCAAGCCGATCGGGCTAAGCTCGATTTTGATCGCGAGAAATTCCAGCAGGAGCAGGCAAACCGCAACACGCCGACAGCGACCGAGCAGGCGAATATCGATCTTGAGCGAAACAAGTTCGATCTTGAGAAGAACAAGCCGGTGGTCGTCCAGCCTGGCGAGACGCTGTTCAGCCCCGGCCAGGAGCGCGTCGTGTATCAGGGCACCGGCTTCAAGCCTGAAGACGTGTCGAACCTCCGCAAAGAGGTCCAGAACCTTCCAACCTACAAGAGCTATCAGCAGGCAGCACCGGTTTTCCAGTCGATGATCGACACGGCGAAGACAGACAGCAAGGCTTCCGACCTGAATCTTGTTTACGGCTTGGGCAAAATCATGGACCCGAACTCGGTTGTCCGTGAAGGCGAAATGGTCATGGTCAACAACACGGCGAGCCTGCCGGACTGGTTCTCGGGAATAATCAACAGCGTCAACGGTGGCCAAAGACTCACCCCGGAGACGCGCCAGGCAATCCTTGCCGAGGCGCGCAGCCGCATGAGCGCCTATCGGGGAGCACTCGACAACGACATCGGTCAGTATCGAGGCATCATCAGCCGGCGCGGTATGAACGAGGCCGACGTCCTACCGGCTCTCGGGGATATAGCAGAAGTGCCGAGCCTGACGCCGCCGCCAGCGGCGGACATAGGTGCGCCGCCGGAAGGGGTGCCGGCTGACGTATGGGGCGAGATGACGCCAGCGGAGCGCAAACTATGGCAGAAATGACACCAGAACAGCAGCAGGCTCTGGCAATCGCGTCCGCGCGGCTGAGGCTTCAGAGGCAACCACAGCAACCTCAGGGCCTGCCGGCGGATGACGCTCTTTCAGTTTCCAGAACTGGCGTCGGCGGCCTCATCGAAGGTATTCCGATCGCTGGGCCGATCATCCGCGACTGGACGGAGCGAGCTGCAGGAGCGACGCTCGCGGCGTTCTCGGACGAGACATACGATCAGGTTATGGATCGCATCCATGAAGCGAACAGAGCTGAAAAAGAAGCGAACCCGATCGTTGATAAGGGGGCTCAGATAACTGGAGCCGTTGCCGGAACTATCCCGGCAGTTATGGCCGCCCCCGCAGCGTTTGGAGCAGGCAGAGGAAGTTTGCTCCTGCGCTCGGGTATCTCTGGGTTGACGGGCGCGACCATTGGCGGGGCGGACGCAGCCGTCAGAAGTGACGGCAATCCGGATGAAATATGGCGAGGGATGAAGCTGGGCGGCCTGTTTGGCTTGGGCGGTCCCTTGGCCGGCAAGGTCATTGGGGCTGGAGCCAGATCGCTCGTCGACGCTCTCCGCACTCGTGCCGCTGCGCGAATGGCTGGCATGGACCCGCAAGCGTTCGGTTATTTCCGGCGCGCGGTCACCGATGACGGTCTCGACGCGTCGACGCTGCCGCGCAAACTGATGGAGATGGGTCCCGATGCTATTCCGGCAGACCTTGGACCGAACCTTCAGAAACAGGCCGGTGCGCTTGCGGCGACGCCCGGGCCGGCGCAGACGACGATTCGAACCACGCTCGCCGATCGCGCCGCGGGTGCCAACGCCCGAATTGGTCAAACGATCGACGAAACGACTGGTCGAAACGTTGTCCCGTCGGAGATCCAGGCAGATATCGCCGTAAACCAGAATGCTCATTCGCCGCTCTATCGCGAGGCATTCCGCGAGGCCAGGCCGTACAATACGGATCCGATTGCATCCGCCCTGGAGGCTGACATCAGCCGGCTTCGCGGCCCTGCTCAAGCCCGGCTGCGCCAAGTGCGCGACATGCTGAACATCGCGGACTCCAATGTTCTGTCTACCGATCCCGGCGTAATGTTCCAGACCCGCCAGGCGATCGACGGCCTTTTGAAGACCGAGGTTGATCCGAAGGTGATCTCCGCACTGGTGGAAGCTCGCCAGATGCTCGACGACGGCCTCACGCGCGCCGTCCCACGCATCAAGGAGATTGATGCGGGTTACTCCGAACTCGCCCGGCAGGACGAGGCGGTAACACGCGGTCAGCAGGTCCTGGATAGCGGCCGGACCGCGCCACGGCCATCCGAGCTTGCCGCAGAGGTGGAGCAGGGCGTCCAGCCGCAGGGGATGCAAATCGGGCCATCTGCAGTCCCGCTGCGCCTGTCGCAGGGCGCGCGGGCCGAGATTGACCGCATAGTCGGCACCAATTCCAACGATATCGTCGCCATGAATAGGCTGATCAAGGGAGAGGGTGATTGGAACCGCGCGCGTCTCGCAACCCTGTTCGGCCCAGAGAAAGCGGAGCGGCTGTTCAAAGTGCTCGATAACGAGAGCATCTATGCCGACACCGCCAACACAGTGACCCGCAACAGCGAAACCGCAGCGCGCCTCGCAGCTCAGAGCGAGTTGGGTGGCGGCACCGGCGGCAATTTTGGCGTGAAGGAAGCTTTCAAGGCCGGCGGCTTTCTCGGTGCAGCTCGATCAGCTGCTGTAGATAAGGTCGACGACATCGTTAAAGCGCTCATGTCCAGCGAAACCGGCAATGCAACGCGCGCAAGCCTGGCTCGGGCTCTTATCGGGGAACAGCGTGAAAAGCTGGTCGAAGGGCTGATGAGAGCTAAGGGGATGGGAACGACGCCCGCTTTAGTCGATCCGGTCGTCAAAGCCCTGCTTCTGAACGCCGGAGCCGCGAGGACGCGATGATGGGTCGATCCAGCAAATAGCGAGATAGAGCAGGGCCGCAAAACAGATGCCCATCACAAATCCCGCATCGAACGTCCCTCCAAGGACGTTTCCGATGCCGTCGACTGCCCAGTTGATCCCATAGAGGATCGCGGTGGTAAGCGTGATGCAGGTGATTTGCAGAACTCTGAGCATGTCGCAACTAGTACTACAACCGCCGAGGCCTCGCAATTCGCGGGGCTAGAAAGTCGTGCAGGACACGTTATTGCCATAGCGGTTGCAGTTCGTGGTTCTCATAGTTGGGGAAGCTTGAGGAGCGTAAATTACTGGGGCTGGGGTGTACTGCTGCCCTCGGAACGGAAAGGTTGGCAGGCGACCGTCTGTCGCGCCGCACGAATAGCTCATCCGGTACCAGGTGATAGGGCCGGGTATGATATCCGCAATCAACCCGCCGGAATTGCTGGAGCTGTCCAGGACTTGGTATTTGCCTTTGCAGACCTTGGCGGCTGACTTCAGACACTCATTCGGAGATCCGTTGCACTTCGCTTGATGCATGGTGCCACCAGACGGCGTCGGAACCTCCTCTCCAGAGGTGGCGCACCCGGCAAGCGCGGCGACGATGGCAACGAAAAGTGGTGCGGCTTTCATTAGTTTTTCTCCCAAGGATAGAGAATAACGCACGAAAACTCGCGTTAGTCGAGTAGCCGCGCGGCAACAACCAACCATATTTTGGAGAAGGTGAATGCCCAGAAACCCATCAACCGGCGTCTATTCCAAGCCCGCCGGCACGACGCCCTCTGTCGGTCAGCTTATCGACCCCGTGCCGTGGAATGCGCTGACCACCGACCTCGGCAATGAAATCACCAACTCGCTGCCGCGTGACGGCTCGGCGCCGATGGTCGCGCCAATCAAGGCTGCCGACGGCTCCGTTGCAGCGCCGGGCGTAGGGTTCGCCTCAAATCCGTCGACTGGTATCTATCTCAAGGCGGCCGGCGTTGGCGCACTGGTCGCTAGCGGCGTGGAAATAGCGAACTGGTCTGCGTCCGGCCTCACTGTTACCGGTGCTGTCAGCGGCGGTGTCAAATATGCTACCAAAAACGCCAACTACACTGCGGTGGCCGCTGATGCAGGGACCGTCCTTCGGTTCACCGCCGCTGCTTCTCTCACGCTTACAGCCGCTACGACGTTGGGGGCTGGATGGCCAGTCACTGTCGTTGCCGATGGCGGTGCGGTTACCATAGATCCTAATGCTTCGGAGACCATCAACGGTCTGGCGACCCTCATCGTACCGGATGGGACGACGGCTGAGATTGTTTGCGATGGTACCAATTTCTTCACCATCCTGCGAACGCAGCCATGGGAATTGATCGGAGATTATAGCTCTACTGCGGCCGCAGCGGTTTCGGTTACCAATCTGGGCGCGTTCAAACGTCTTCGCATTACAGGCTATATGCAGCCGTCTACAGCAGCTCAATTGTTGCTGAGAACGAGCGTGAATAACGGCAGCTCGTACGACCAAAACAGCGGCGACTACACGTATTATGCCGTGTACGGAAATGGTGTCGCCGCTAATTCTCTCAATTCGACAACGACCGCCGTTTCCGTCGGCGCAGGCGCAACGATCAACAATGCCGATTTGACGGGCGGCATACATTTCCAAATTCTCATGGAGAATTTCAATAAGGGGAAAAGCGTAAAAGGTTTGATCACCTTCGGCGCTATTGCGGGCACCAATTCGTTTGCCGTTGGCACCCTGCAGTTTCTGAGGAACGGCGTTGTCGCTCGAAACGCGTTCCAGCTTATTTCGGCCGGCGCCGTCAATTCCATTTGGGAAGTGTTGGTGGAAGGGGTTCGCGGATGAAAATCGTTGTTAACGGCGAAGAAGTCGAATTGAATTCATCCGAAGCCGCCGAGCTTGCAGCGAGCGCGGTTGTCGCTCCGCCGACTGATTGGTCGATTCCGAAATTGACGGTTGTTCAGCGGCTGACAGATACGGAGGCGGAAACGGTCTATCCGGCAATGGCGACAATGCCGGCGAAACTTCGCTTCGTCTGGGACACGGCGTCCGAAATTCGCTCAGATAGCGAGTTCTTCGGCACGCTTCAGGCTTTCCTGACAAGTGCGATCGGCGCCGACCGCGCCGCCCAGGTTCTCCAGCCTGAATAGGGGTGGCCATGATCCTTCGCTATCTCGCCTATTTCCCCGTGAACCTCGCGTTCGTGCTGCTGGCATATCTTCTATCACCCGCGCTTGCCGCCATGTCTCTATTCACCGGCCCGAGACTACCTGGCGTGCTGCAGTGGTTCTCGACGCTTGACGCCGATCTCGATGGCGGTGTGAGGCAAGGCGTGAAGGGATATCGGGCTGACCTTACCGGCTGGCGCCGATGGTGGCAGCGGACCTGCTGGATATGCCGCAATCCAGCTCACGGCTGGCAATCCGAACTGCTCGGGATGTCGGCAGATGGCAGCGTCTTCGTCCGCCAGGTCATCAGCGAGACCCCTGAAAATCAGTGGTACGTCATGGAGACGGCCAAGGGTGTCCGCTTCTTCTGCTGGAAGCGAGATCAGCCGCTCATCGACGGCTTTTATCTCAAGCTCTGGTTCGGCTGGGTGAACAAGTCTTATGACGGCCGGAACCATCATTACGCATTCCAGATCGGCCCGAAGCGCCGGTCGTAACAACCATTCTCACAATTTGGAGCATACCCAATGGCGCGACAAGTCAACGCCACAACCGAAGCTGCGCTCAAGCAGTGGGAGTCTTTCATTCCGTTCGTTTATGACGATGCCGACCCGAAGCCAGGCCTGAAGAAGACGCACTTGCGGCCGGGAATGAAGATCCGCGGGACGGCAACGCAGGGCTACGGCCACACCGGTCCGGACGTCTATCCCGGCGCTCCTGACATCACCGAGGCCCAGGCGCTCGCGTGGCTCCGCAATGACCTCGACCCGTGCGAGCGGGCAGTTGCAACGTCGGTGAAGGTGGAATTGACCGACAACCAGTTCGGTGCCCTCGTCATGTTCGCCTTCAATGCCGGGATCGGTGCCTTCAAGTCGTCGACGCTGTTGAAGAAGCTCAACACGGGCAACTATGCCGTCGTGCCGGCCGAGCTGGCGAAGTGGAACAAGACGACAATCGAAGGCAAGAAGGTCGTCAGCAACGGGCTGGTGAACCGCAGGGCGGCAGAGGCGGGGCTTTGGGCCAAGGGCGGCTATATCCAGTCCAGCGGGACGCCAGCACTGCCGCAGCGCGCCCCACTCATCAACGGGAAGGTCGTCAGCACGATCACCGCGGTATCGTCCACCGGTGCTCTGCAGTTCGTCCCTCATGATGGTCCGTTGGCCTATGCTCTTGCCGGCGTGCTCGTCCTCGCCTGCATCGTCGGAATCGGCCTGTATGTCTGGGATCGGGTGAAGAACTGATGGACTTCATCACCAAGCTCATCCCCGACAGTCTGAGGTTCCCGGCCGTCCTGGCGCTGGGGCTCGTCCTCGGCGCGGCGGCTGCTTTCTACCCCGTCAAATGGATCGGCGCCCGCGAGGAGCGGCAGGTACAGCAGATCAAGGCGGCCAAGGAAGCGCTCGACCGCATCACCACCTTGGAGAAGAACAATGCGAATTTCCGGAACCTTCCTGCTTTCGAGCGTTGTCGCGTGTTCATGCGCGATAGCGGGCTGCCAGCAGACGAATGCGGTCAACGGTAGCGGCTATCAGTTTACGCGTTTCTCCGACCCGAAAGCGGCCATTCTGGCCTCGCAGGACCCGACTGCCGGCCCTGCCATCGCGTCGAACAATCAACAGTGCCGTCAGGACTCTGCCTGCCGGAAGTAAGCGGCCGGCCAATTCCACCACTGAAATACGAGGCAAGAAACGATGACGAGCGCACAGGGCGATCGACAGGCGGCGGTCCGCGGCTATACGGGCACAGCACTGAACTATGAGGGCGATTGGTCCGCGCTTTTTGATCAAGCCGGTATTCCTACCGATGGCGGCTTCAATGGGCGGCTGCTCGCCTGGATCAATGCTGCGCTCGGCACAAGCTATACCGAGATCAACGGCGCCATGGCGGCCTATGCCGCATCTGCCGGCGCCACAAACTGGTCGAGCATGGACACGGTACCGAGCGGCGGCGGTGGCCCTGTCGACCCCGACCGCTACATGTTCTTTGCGACCCGCAATCGCATGCCGTCAGGCACAATCGTCACCGCGGCATCCGGCACGAATTATGTGTGCAGCAAAATCATCGTCAACACGCCCTCGTATAAGACCAGAACCTTTCGATTCCATCTTTCCGGTTTCGCCGGAACCGAGGGCGGAAACTCGCCGCAGGAAACCGTTGTCACTGGCACCATCGGGGCACCTGGAAATTCCGTGGTTGTGGACGGCTTCTATATGCGGGTCGCCGGGACTTTTCACCAACTGCAGTTCTCGGCGTCGAACACGGTGACTGTGGCAGACCAGACAAACGGAGCTTGGACCGATGCCATCACTATTCCAGACGTTCCCGCAGAAAGCGAGATAGAGCTTTGGCTGTTTTATCACACCGCCGTCGGAGAAAAGATCTGGCCGGTCTACCGCATCCAGAAACATCGCGGCGAACGTGTATGGGGGGCGAGCGACAATGCATCTCTGCTGGCATTCATGTCCGACCCGCTTGCGGACAGCACCGCCGCGCTCGACACCAATTATGCGACGCAAACGCAGCCGCAATATTACGGTCCCGACTTCATGGTCGCCAAAGGCGATTGGGACGGCCGGCCGGTCGCCCTCGTCTTTTGCGATAGCTTGGGCGAGGCACGCCAAGAATTCAGCGCCGCCGCCGACGCTCGCGGCAATCTCGGCTGGCTTCGTCGCTGGCTTGATACGGCGGCCGGCATAGGTCGCATCCCGCACCTGATGGTTGGCTATCCGGGTGCCGGGTCCGTTCGAGAATATACCGGTTCCGGCTCGACGATAGCGACCAGGCGGCGGGACATCATTCGCGAGATTATCGCCTTCAATGGAGGCGAATGGCCCTTTACCGTCGCTGCCAACCAGCTCGGTCAAAACGATGTCTCGACGGTCTATAGCACCTGGTTCAATACGAACTATCGGTCTCTGCCGACGCGCCTGCGGGCAGAGTATCCTGGAATTCGGATCGTCGCTTTCCCGCCGCTTGGTCGGACGGATATTCAAAAGACGATTACCTTGACGTCGGTCGGGACGGTGGCAACGGGCACTATTGCCTCAACGACCGGCCTTGTGAACGGCCAGACCGTCAGCATCACCGGTGCAACGCCCACGGCCTACAACGGAAACGTCGTCATCACGGTGACTGGGCCTACCACGTTTACCTACAACTTCGCTGGCGGCACCTCGCCGGCAACCGGAACCATTCGCCTCGGAGAGCTTGGTCTCAATGTTGACTTCCAGGTGTTTTCCGCCAACCAGTCGTGGCCGTCCGATGGAACCGACGCTTCAGGCAAGTGGCGGCTACGGGATGACATTCTCGCCAAGACCTTGTCTTGCTGCGACGCGGCGATCGACACTTACCCGGCCTGGGTGTCGCCGTCGCGTGGCGGCTGCTGGCCGAGCATGATGGAGTTGCCAAACACGACGTTGACCGTCCAGGCGGGAACGGATGGCGTTGCGACGTACAACACCATAGAGGTTGCGGATGCCAGCATCTTCCGGCCGGAGCAAACGATCAACATCTATTCCGGCCCTGCCGGCATAGCGCGGTTGAGTACGCAAGTCATCGCGAGCATTGCCGGCAACGTCATCACCTATCAGGGCACAAGCGCGGTGGTCATGCCGATTGGGTCCGTGGTCCGGCCGGCCGCCGCAATAGGCGAGAACACGCCGGCCTCAATGGTTCATCCGCAGCCGGTTATGATCGACCGCATTGCAGGCGGCATTCCTCAATCCGAAAAGACGAAGTTCAATTCATAGACAGGCAGGCGTCGATATAATGGCATCCAATGACGACATTCTTCGCGCCCTCGGCCGGGTCGAAGGGAGACTTTCCGGCATCGAGGAGAACGTTTCGCTCCTCCGCAATGAATTGAGCGACGAGAAGGATAGTGCTCATGAAAGCCGGTCTGTAATCCACCGGCGCCTTGATGAGCAGGCAAAGCAGATCTACCACTTTGACACCACGGTAGCCATCAGCGCCGGGGTAGACGCGCAGATCCGAGAGGAAATCAAAACCCTCAAGGAGACAGTCGAGAAGAACCACGAGGCGGTCGCCCCCACTCTTGAGGAGTGGAAAAAAATGAAAACCCTCGGATATGGCATTTCAGGCCTCATCGCCTTCGCCGGCCTAACGATCGGGGGCATCATTGCTTATGCCAGCGATGGTGCGGTGGCGTGGGTAAGGCACTGGCTGAAGATTCACTAATCGATGATCCTAACTTCAGCGGTTCTTTGAGCCGACCCAGAACCCACTTTTGATGACTCAAAGGTCTCGTCATCTATTGACTATCCGAAGTCGCGCTGTTTTGTTGCGCTCCATTGGGGGCCGCGTGGACTGGGAAGAAGATTCACCACAATCAGTGGAAGAATGGATCGTGGTGGCAGAACGCTTCCGCGGGGATGCGCGCGTTCTTAAGGACAAGAAGCGCTTCACGTCAGCCTGGAATGCCGTTGGCTTCGCGATTGAATGTTATCTCAAGGCTGCGATAATGCGAAAGCTAGGGCTCAACCGGTGGCCCTCGAAGTCCGAACGTCCTGAGCTTTGGGTTCATGAAACGGCGGAACTCCTCAGAGTTCTTGGGGTTACCTTTGACGGCTTGGGAAAGCATCCCGTTAGGTATCGTCTCAAGACTGTGTTGGACTGGAAGAGGCGTCATGGCTATAATCCGGAGCCAATCCCCGAGAAGTATGCGGAGCAGATTTATCAGGATGCGTTTTCAAGCGATGGAGTGGTCGAATGGATAGCGAAGAGCTTTCACCTGCCCTGCTGAAAGCGGGACAGGAATATTTGGAGAGTTTAAGGCGCCTTCGGCTGAACCCTGAAGGGCTGCTGTGGTCACGCGTCAATGAGTTACTGCCGGTCAAAGTCAACAACGGCGGCGATGTGACGGAACAGCTTAGCGATCATGCCACGGGAGATTGGCATCTGGTTCTCGTAACGAGCGCTATTGATGAAGGTGGACCATCTGCTCTCAACCAGTTGCTTTTCAAGGCTTATGACGCCTCGGCAACACCCAAGGAGATTTCTCCTTTCATAGTCGAGGTAATGAGCGCGAAGTCATCATTCGTCCAGCATTTACTGCTTGCTTTGAATAATCCGGTCGGTCCGATTGCCATTCAGTTTAAAACTCCAGATGGTCAGACCATCATGCAGCCGGCAAACCCGACCAGCGCGCAAACACTTATCGGCGGACTGTGGTTTGATCGGAAGTGGATTTATCATCTGACAGGGCTCAGAGAGCGCCATGCAGACAGAAAGCGGCATTGGCGCGAATTTATGCAGAGCGTTAACGCGCTCGCATCTTAA